TACAGCACGATTTGTTGTATCAGAAGAAGGGGTAAAATCATCAATTGTTAAACGAATGTTGCAGCTTTTTAATAGTAAAATTGCATATTATTTAAAATTGCTCGATTCAAATGCAGTTTGTGTTTTTAATGAATATTTTGAAGAAGAAATTATAAACGAAAAAGGAATTCCTTGTTCATATTTTAACTTTTCCGGAGCAGAAAGAAAAGCCATTGATTTTGCATGTATGTTTGCTTTTATGGATTTGCGCCGTTTACAAGGCGGAGTATCATACAACATTAACATTTATGATGAATTATTTGATTCAAGTGTTGATGAAAAAGGACTTGATTTAGTTTTAAATATTTTAAAAGAACGCATAGAAAAATACAATGAATGTATTATGATTATTAGTCATCGTAAAGAAAGTATTAAATCTATAACCGGAAGTGTTATTTGTCTTGAAAAACAAAATGGTATTACACGAAGAGTTGATTATAAGGAGGAGACGAATTAATAAGCGGTGTGTAAGCACATCCAGAGGTATAAGTATTTGTTATGGCACCATTTGAAAATATTAGCAAACGAAGGCAAAAATATATAGATATAATTAAAAAAGAACCATCTTTACAAGAAATGGTTGATTTATATAATTCTGGGTGGTCTACGCCTGACCTTGTTAAAAAATTTAAAATGTGTCAATGGTCTGTTGACTATAGATTAAGATTATTAGGTGTTAGGATACGAACTCGACCGGAGGCACGGAGTACAGAGCGAGTATACCAGAAACGAGATGAACCTCTAAAATATAAATTTACAAAAATTCAAACAAAAGATATTGTTGATAGGTATAAGAAGGGATATGGAATGTTTTTTTTAAGTAAGAAATATAAAGTTGATCAACAAGTAATACAAAGAATTCTTGTTGAACAAAATATTAAAACACGCACTAAACAGGAGGCTGATAAACAACCTATTAAAATAATGTTAATTGCAAAAGCGATTTTAAAGAGATTTAATGGTAAACATGCTATGAAAGATAAGAAGGTTGTAGCTTTGAGAAAGAAAAATAGCTTAAAAAAGTATGGATGTGAATACCCGATGCAATATCCTGCTATTCAGCAAAAGAACCAATTAAGTGCATTAAGTCTTAAGAGGGTAGAAATTAAAGGTAAAACTTTCTTTTATCAGGGATATGAATTAAAAGCCTTAACAAGACTTCTCGAAGAAGGATATAGAGTAGATGATATTGTAACAGCAAAAGGAGAAGTGCCAAAAATTATATATTTTTACAAAGGTAAACAACATTTATATTTTCCAGATATTTTTATTCCAAAGGAAAATAGGATTATTGAGGTTAAATCGCAGTGGACATATAATCGTGATTTAAAAAGAAATAAAGCAAAAGAAAAAGCTGCTAAAGTTGCCGGATATAAATTTGAATTTATGATTTTAAGAAATAAAGACTAATATGTTTACTCCATTACCTATTTTTAATTCAAACCCTTATGCATCTCCTTTTGCAGCTGCATATACACAACCAATTTTACAGAAAAATACACTAAATTTACCACCGGAAGCAAATTTAAATATAGTTGTCCAGTATAGCGCCGACCAATCGGGCTGTTTCACCTGGAGACTTGGCTGGCCTTCACATCTCCTTAATGTTCATCAGGAAATGACAATTTATGATCTTAGTCGAATGATTCCTGATCCTCGATTTTATCAAAATGTTAAATGTGTAAGAATACAAAGACAGGCAACACAAAACCAATTAGAATTTGTTAAATTTTTAAAGAAAATGAGTGAAGATAATAATTTTCATCTTATTTATGAAATAGATGACATTATCTTTCATGAAGATATTCCAGATTACAATAAATTTAAAGGTGCATTTGCTAATTCTGATATAAGAAAGTATTCACAAGAAATTATGTTACTATGTGACGAGATTACTTGTTCTTGTGAATATATGAAACAATATTATGCCTCTAAAACAGGACATAAGAATGTAACTGTAATTCCTAATTATCCGCCCCGATGGTGGATAGGTAATTTTTATGATGAAAAACAAATAAGTCAGAAATTTGACAAAAATCGTAATCAACCAAGAATTTTATATCCTGGAAGTGGTGCACATTTTGATGTTGACAGTCGTGTTAAACAAAAAGATGATTTTGAACATGTAAATGATGCTGTTATTAAAACACGAAAAGATTTTAAGTGGTGTTTCTTAGGAGGTTTTCCTCTTGCAGTTAGACCTTATATTCAAAGTGGAGAAATGGAATTTTATCCTTGGAAGAATATTTATGAATATTCACTTTTTATACATTCACTTAATATAAATGCATTTGTAGCACCTTTACAGGATAATACTTTTAATAAGGCAAAAAGTGATATAAAATATGTTGAAGCATCTGCATTTGGGTTACCAATTGCAGCTCAAGATCTTGAAACTTATAAAAATGCTCCATATAGATTTAAGACTGGTGATGAAATGATAAGCATTTTGAAATCATTCTTTAAACATAAGGATGACTATATGAAAATCTCACGAAAAGCACGATTATTTGCTGAAACAAGATTTTTAGAAAACAAAGAAAACATTGGAAAATATAAAGAACTCTTTTTACATAGAAAGGGTTCTCCTGGAAGAGTTTTACTTAAATAATTGTATGAATAGAAAAGATGAAAAAAGTGAAAATGACTTTGAAAATGTGCATTTAGCTCTTTTTTTTAAAGATTTTGCTGCATGGATAAGATCAAGTTGTGTTGGATTAAATGTAGCAGGTTTTACAACTGCTAAATTTCTTAGAGAACATGGCATTGACGTTACAGTATTTCCAGTTCGGCATAATGTAGATGTCGTTAGTTCTATAAATCGCTATAACGAAACACATAAAAACCGATTAACTCATGTAGTTATATCTGCTCCTTGGTTAAGTGTTTACGATATGAAGAGTCTAATAAAGAATTTTCCAGATATTCAATTTGTAATATTATCTCATTCTAATGTAGGGTTTTTACAAGCGGATCCGCAAGGAGTAAGACTTTATAGGCAATATGCTGAGTTATCTAAAACATATAAAAATTTAAGAGTTGGTGGTAATTCTACACGTTTTGCAAAATGGTTTCAAATAGCTTATAATGAAGAATGTATTTGCCTTCCAAATTTATATCCCTCTTTTCATATTAACAGTAAAACTTGGAAAAGATTTTCTCCAATAAAAATTGGAGCATTTGGAGCTATACGACCAGAAAAAAACTTTATGACTGCAGCAGCTGCTGCGGTTGCTATACACTCTGTATTAAAAATTCCTGTAGAATTACACATGTCAACTGGTGGTGGAGAAGAATGTAAATCAACTACATTACGTTCTATTATTGAAATGACTGAAAATATTGAAGGAGTAACTCTAATAAGACATGATTGGGAAACATGGGATAAATTTATTCTTCTTATTAAGGATATGGATTTACTCCTACAAGTGTCATATACAGAATCGTTTAATATGATAACTGCTGATGGAATTTCTGTTGGAGTTCCATCAGTTGTATCACCTGTTATTTTTTGGGCTCCTGATTCTTGGAAAGCTAATCCAGATGATGCAATAGAAGTTGCTAAAGTTGGTATTCAATTACTTACACAAAACCAGCATTGTCTTGGATATGATGCTTTAAATGAACATAATGAAAAAAGTTTAAAATATTGGTTAAAATTCTTGCAAAAATAGAGGTATTAATATATAATACCACATCATGAGTGGTTATCGTAACGCAGTATATATTCCGCGGGAGCAGTGTGTTCGGATATACGGATGGGATGAAATTGGAAATAGAATTTCAACTGATTATACTTATAACCCTCATTTATACATCGAAACAACAGGCGAAAGTGAAATTAAATCAATTTTCAACACTCCTCTTCGAAAGAAAATTTTTAATACTCAGTATGAGCGCTACAAATATACTCAATCTTGCGGAAATAAACGATTGTTTGAAAATATTCCTGCTGTTCAACAATTTTTAATTGAAAGATATTGGAAAGAGCACGAGACTCCAGATTTTAATAAATTTCCTTTAAAAATTGTTTTTTTAGATATTGAATACTACGTACAAGGAGCATTCTCAAGTCCTGATAATCCTGTTCAACCAATTAATGTAATTACCCTTTTTGATAGTATAGAAAAAAAATATATTACCTGGGGAACTGGCGGAGATTATAAACCCACAAAACCAAATTCAACATATATTTCTTGTAATTCAGAAAAGGATATGTTGAATAGATTAATGTATTATTTTGAACAGGATTATCCTGATGTTTTAAGTGGTTATAATAGTGAATTTTTTGATATCCCTTATATTATAAACAGAATAATAAAACTATTTGGAGAAGAAGAAATAAAAAGATTGTCACCAATTGGTAATATTTATAACCGTCAAGTTGCTGGCAAATTTGGCAAACAATTAAACAAATGGTATATTGATGGAATTTCATGTCTTGACTATCTTGAAGTTTACCGTACTTTTAAACAAGGTTTACAAGAATCATATAAGTTAAATGATATTGCTGAAATGGAAACCGGAGAAAAAAAGATAGATTATGGTAATATTGATCTAGGAAAATTAGCTGATACCGATTGGCAAAAATTTGTTGAATATAACATTCAAGATGTTTACCTCCTTACAAAATTAGAAGAAAAATTACTCTATCTTGAACTAGTAAGAATGTTGGCATATGTTGGATTAACCCCACTTGAACATGCATTAGGTACTCTAGCAACTGTTACGGGTGCAGCAACAATAGAAGCACGAAAGCAAGGATTAATTGTTCCAACATTTGAAAAAGATGAATTACATTCTGGTCAGATAGAAGGAGCGTATGTTGCAGAACCTCAAAGAGGATTTCAAGATTATATTGTATCAGTTGATGTGAATAGTTTGTATCCAAATACAATGATTACGCTAAATCTTTCTCCTGAAACAAAAATCGGAGTAATAGAAGAACAAACTGATGAATATGTTAAAATTTTACATGTTTCAGGTAAAGAATATAAGTTATCACCAGCAGCATTTAAAGGGTTTATTGAAAAAGAAAAAATAGCTGTATCAAAATCAAAAGCACTATTTTCTCAGAAAAAGAAAGGAATTTTTCCTATTATTGTAGATAAGTTTTATCAACAGCGGGTAGATATACAAAAAGAACATGATAAACTTCAAAGGAAGATGGTAAAAATTGGTAAAGAACATCAAGATTACAATCTAATTAAAGATCAAGCTGATAAATTAGACATAAAACAATTTACTATCAAAATTCTTGTTAATCGCGCATATGGGTATATGGCGAATAAGCATGCTCCCCTTGGTGATTTAGATATTGCTCGTTCAATCACTTTAACTGGGCAAGCTGTTATTAAACAATCAGGACAGATTTTAACAGATTGGATTAATAAACGAGGTAATTTAACAGGTAATAATCAAGTTAAACGAGTAGTTTATAATGATACAGATAGTGCATTTTTTTCATTTAAACCTTTAGTTGATGTATGTAAATTAGAACTTGTTAAAGATGGAAAAACTACTCAACTTTTCCTAGATTTAGCAGCAGAACTTACAACTCATCTTAATGAGCAAATTCAAATATGGGGAAAACAAGAATTAAATTCATTAGATTGTAGATTTGAATTTAAACGAGAATCCATTTGTGATACAGCAATTTTCTTACAAAAGAAACGATATGTTTTACACCAGCTTGATTTAAAGGGAATACCTTGTAATAAATTCAAATATGTAGGAGTTGAAGTAGTGAGAACTACATTACCAAAAGCAATCAAGCCTTCAGTTAAAAAGCTTATAGAGTTAATGATTACTACAAAAGATTATACAAAGGTAAATGATTTATTGACTGAAACTTATGAAAAATATAAAAAACTTCCAGTTGAAACGATTGCAAAAGTATCTGGTATTAATAAATTAGAAGACTACTCTTCACGTTGTACTGAATTTCATACCTGTAAACGTATGCCTATTCATGTTAAAGCAGCTTATTTTTATAATTTACTATTAAAGAAGAAAGGATTAGCAAATAAGTATGAAACTATTTCTTCTGGTGATAAAATTAGATATTTTTATGTAGTTCAACCTAACAAATATAGATGTAATACAATAGGATTTAAATATTTCTGGCCAAATGAATTTAATACTGATTTTGAAATAGATTATGAGTTTATGTTTCAAAAACAAATATATGATATTCTCGAAAGATTTTATAGTTGTGTAGGTTGGCGTTTGCGCAAGCCATCTGAGACTCCAGTTACTGATTTATTTTCATTTTTAGCAGTTTAATGATTGATTTTCATAATACATAACACATAATTTATAATATATGAATGAAAAATTAATACTATTCACAGACTTAGTTGGGCGTACTATTATTGGTGAAGAAACTGTATCAGAACAACATGGTGAAGGTTCACCTTCATCTCGTTGTACTACTTTATCAATTAAAAACCCA